TCCCCGGCAGCGCAGCCACGGCGGCCAGGATCCGGCCCGGCAGCGAGCGGAAGAATGACACCACCCCGCCGGTCATGGCCGCGGCCCCGTGGCGGATCCCGTCGAACGCTGCGGCGACATCGTGGCCGCCGCGGCGGATCGCCTTGACGCCCCAGTCCCACGCGGTCGTCAGCGCATCCCAGGCGATCATGACGCCCCTGATGAACCTGGCAACCGCGATCAGCGTCCCGTCGAGAATGGAAAACGCGATATTGATCCCGTTCACCACGTCCTTCGCGCTCATGATCGTGAACAGCTTCCCGAAGTTCGCGGCCAGGTGGCCGACCCCGGCGCCGATCGCGGCGAGGCTCGGCCCTTCCAGCTTCTGGAACTGGGCGAGCCAGTCCGTGAACTCCTTGCTCCCGGTGAATCTCGACGCCTGCCCCAGCAGCTTCGACATCGCGTCAGCGAACGTGTTAGCGAACGGGACGACGTGCGGCAGCAGGTTACTGGCGATCTGCAGGAAGCCGTTGACTACCTTGAAGGCTTCCGGCTTGAACGCGTCGGTGAGCTTGTGGTATTCGCCGGCCAGCTTCGCTATGCCGCCCGCCGCGGTGCCCTCGTCGGCCGTCATGCCCCGCCGGATGGCCTGCAGGTTCAGCAGCGCGCTGGCTTCCGCCTTCAGGTTCGCGTTCGTCGGGTCGGCCTGGGCTTTCTCCTGCGCCAGCCGGTACGCCTGCTGCGCGGACGACAGCCTGGTCACGTCCTGCTCGAGGTTGCTCAGCGCCGGATGTGCGAGCAGGTAGAACGCCCCGGCCCCGGCGCCGGCGGCGGCGAACCCGGACGCGAGCGCGTCAAGCTCGGTGATCCACGCGGGCGCCGTGGCGATCACCGCGCCGGTGACGCCGCCTACCAGCTGCGGCGGCCCGCCCTCCCCGGCCTGCGCGGCATTCCCGGCGCCGGAGCCGCCGCCCGTCAGGAGACGCCCCAGCAGGCCGCCCGCGGCCGCCTCCGCATCTCCCTCGGCCCTCAGCCGGTCCGTCTTGGCCTTCAGCCGGTCCATCGCCACATCGACCGCGAGCAGGTCAGTGAGGGCCTTCTCCGCGCCGCGCATCCTGATCTTCGGGTCGACGACCTTATCAGCAATCCTTTTCAGCTTGAGGTCAAGGCCGGTGAGGGCGGCGTCGGCTTCCTTGTCGTCGACCTCGGCCCTGGCCGTGGCGACCTTGTGGCTCAGCTCGTCCAGCTTCGCCTTCAGCTCGGCCAGGTCGGGCTTCGCCTCGTCGGTCGCCCTTATGGATATGCCGACGTAATTGTCTGCCATCAGTCCTCACCTCCCTCCTCGTCCCGGTGGCCCCGGCCGTAAATGTCCAGCAGCCGCAGCGCCTGCGCCGGTTCGGCCAGCACCTCGCTGGGAAGCTTGTGCCAGCGGTCGCACAGGCCGATCACGACCTCTGCGGTGACGAGCTCGGCAGGCTTGACGACAGGGCGGCCATCGCCGTAAGTCCCGCCGCCGAGCTCCCGCCAGAGCCCGAGTCTTTTCCCAGGTCATCCCCCGCTGACGTCGTACCGGTCAGCCACGCCTCCACGACGGCCATCACGAACGCCGTGTCGAGCGACAGCACGCCCTCCAGCGTCGGCGGCACCGGCCCCCCGGCGCGGTCCTCGACGTTCCAGCCCTCGAGGACCCCGGCGAACTTGGCCAGCAGCTCGCGCACCGCCGCCGCCGTGTCCGCGCCCGGCTGGCGTGCCGCCGCGAACAGGGCCGTGATGTCGAGGACAACCCCGATCGGCGCGGAGTCGACGGTGACCTCCAGGCCCTCATACGGGGTGCCGGTGAAATCCAGCTTCTGCCCGGTCGTCGGCGGACGGTACCCCATCAATAACTCCCGACCCGCTTGCGCGCCTCGACCGGGCGGTGACGGTACTCCCGCGCCACCTCTATCGAGTTGTGCAGCCGCGCATGCTCGGCCCTCGTAACCAACTGCAAGTTCTCTAGCCGGTCGTCCATCGGATCCTCATTGATGTGGTGGATGAGCCGCCCGCGCGGGATCGGGCCGTTGGCCGCCGCCCACACGACCCGGGCACGGTAACGCCACTTCCCGTCATCACACTTGACCTGCACGCGACCGTCCTTGACGATGCGCTCCGCCCCGGCAGACCGCGTGCGCGGCCCCGGCTTGCCGTGCATGTATGCGGCGATGTCGAAGACGCGGCCTTCCGCTGCGTGGCGCCTCTTGGCCTCGCTGATGTTCTTGCGGCGTTCCTCACTGTGCTTCACCCCTTTCAGCGTCTGCCTGATCTTCTGCCTGGTCTCTTCGGACATCCGGACCGGCTTGCACTGGTAGCAGCGGCGTTTCTTGTTAGTGCGCTCCTCGCCGCAGGTGGGGCACACGAAGGTGAAAACCGTCATGCACCCATTGTCTCATTATTCGTCCAGGTAGGGTTAGGAGTTTGTCCACGAAGGCAGCGAGCCATCTTGCAGCACGAGGCTGGCCGCCCACGTAAGATTCCCGTCGTTCGCCCTGGTCACGTCGTACGACTGGATGTTCGTGGTGGCCGTGATGAACGGGTGCGCGTTAGACGTCGGCGTCACCGTCACCAGCCGCGGCACCGACGTGGACGACATTGTCGACAGCACCATGTGAGACATGTTCGACGCGTTGTTCAGCACCCCGTTCAGGGTGAACGTCAGGTCCGCGAGGCCCTGGCCGCGCTCGTGCGCCGACTTGTCCGCGCCCGTCCAGTCGTACTGCGCGACCGGCGTCTGGATCGCGAAGTTCGTGACGTCGTTCGTGATGGTCCGGTTCGATGCGCCGCTGTCCGCGACCACTATCGTGGCCCCCAGGCCGCTAGTCTTCGCCATGGTTATCCCTTCTGTTCCTGCTCGGCCAGGCGGCCGGCGTGCTCGCCGAAGTCTTCAATCCAGTCCGCCAGGTTCACGTGCTCGCGCCCTCCGGCGAAGAACCGCGGGTCGGCGGGGTGCCTGAAGCACGGCTGGCCGCCGCCGAACCGGAACACCGTCAGCGGCGTCGCCGGGTCCATCGTCGCGTCGAGCTCCCCGTCGACCGATACGCCCGCCGACAGCGCCCCGCCGACCGTGCCCCTCATCTCCGTGTAGGCGAACGGAGACTCGCGGATCCACGCCGCCGCCACCCTCCCGATCGGCGCCGCCTCGTTACAGAACGTCTCCCAGCCGCCATTGCAGTCGCGGCAGTCACGCGAGCGGATCGCCGCCGCTCGCGGGCGGCGGATGACGTAATCCCTGGTAGCAGCCATAAGAAGACCGTCGCCGTAAGGTTCCGGTTCACCGCTACGGCGAACGTCGCCGGGTTGAAGCCGCTGACGGTCGTGGTGACCACCTCCAGGTAGCGCAGCACCGCCGGGGTCACCGTCCCCGAGCCCGTCGAGGACGAGTTGATCGCCGAGCCGCCGTGAGTTGCGCTCAGCTCGAACGTCGAGCCCGAGGACGACACGACGTAGTACACCGTCGAGGCGGAAAAGCCGGTCGGCAGCGACGCGCCCGACAGCGCCACCGCCGTCCCGTTCGCGTACGCCGAGCCGGGCACGGTGAAAATGGCGGGCGTCCCGTTCGTCGCCGTGAACGTCTGCGCCGCGGGCGTGGTGATCCGCTGCGCGTTCGGCGCGGAGCTGACCGTGGTGAACGAGCCCAGCGTGTAGTAGGTGGAGTTGTCGGCGCTGTGCTGCACGCTCACCGTCATGTCAGTCCCGGTGAAGCTGGTGACCTGCAAGTACATCTGCGCGCCCCAGTAGGACGGCCCGCCGTTGTCCAGGTCCGCGCCGGTGGTGGCGGCCGTGTCGGTGCGCAGCCCCGGGGTGACCTGCCTCGCCCACTCCAGGCCGTAGCCGTTGCCGTTGCCCGCCACCTTCACCAGCAGCGACCCGTCCGTGCCGCGCGTCGGGTCATAGTTGACCTGCTTCGCGTTCAGGCAGGCGGCCGGGGAGCCGAGCGACAGCGGCGGCACCAGGAACGTCATCAGCTCATCGGCTGTCGGCAGCGCGGCCAGCACCGGGTGGGCGCCCGCCGGGTCGAAGAACGTGGTGAAGCCCATGCTGCCGTCGCGCAGGCCGGGGATTCGGGCGTGCGCCGACAGGGTGATATCGGTGACGTCCAGCTGCGCGTCATCCGCCTTGATGCTGTCCAGGGCGGAGACGTCGCCGCTGATGTCATAGCCGCCCACCAGGAACTTCGCGCTGAGGCCGTTCTGCTTCGCCACCTATGCCTCCTGCAGGAACGTGCCGTCGAGGATCACGGGAATAGTGATCTCGCTCACCCTGAACGGCTTCTCGTCGAACATCTGCCAGCCCGGAGTGGCCTCCAGCGGCGAGCCCCACGCGCCGAGCAGGTCCACCGCCATCGCGTCGCCGCCGAGCGTGAACGCCGCCGAGTAGGCGCCCAGTACCTGCGCGGCCAGGAAGAGCAGCTTCTTCTCCCGCGTGTCCGCGCCCGTGTTCGCCCCGGACAGGTAGACGCGGGCCTTGAACTCGCACCGGGTGGAGGTGGCGCTCAGGCCGGACGCGCCCCGCGCAGGGCTGATCCCCGACCACCACACCGCCAGGGCGGGCAGCGACACCGGAGCCGACAGCGGCTCGTGCGCGGTCACCGTCTCGAAATCGCCCAGCGACTTTGCGCGGGAGGTCACCTCGTCGAACAGGGCGGCGATAGCGGATGCGTCGAAGGCCATCACTCACCGCCCATCCCGCCGATGAGCTTGTCGAGCTCCTGCTGTCCGATCTCCTCGGCGCGGTCGTCGAGTTCCGCCCGGGTCTGCTTGAACAGGTGGTATCCCTTGAACTTCGTGCTGCGGTTCCGCTTGGACGTGCCCTCCAGCCAGGACGCCCAGACGACGCCCTTCTCCTGCGGGCCGGGGATGCGGACCGCGCCAGCGCTCTTGCGGACGATATGCAGGGACTCCTGAAAGCCGCCCCGCGCGCGGCCGGTCTTGTTCATCGGGAACTCGCGCAGCAGCTCGACGCCCTTGTCGGCGAGGGCCTGCGTCGTGTTGCGCTGCCAGTCCTCGGTCAGCTTCTCCGCCGTGCCGTCGGCCAGCGGGCCCGACACGTCCAGGCGCACCGTCACCTTCAGCGCGCCGCTCACGAAATCACCGGCCCTTCGTTATGCAGGCCGGTGAGATGTCTCACCAGGAAGCGCGCATGAACGAACGGATGCCCGCAGCGGTAACAGATCCACTTAGATGGCACGGATCCGCCCCTTCCGCGCGTAGACGGTCTCCGCCTCGTCCCACAGGTCCGCCAGGCCGATCCCCGGCGCGGGGTGCGCCGCCTCGCCCGCGCCGACCGTCCGCGCATAGGCGGATGTCTCCTGCATCACCCGGTTCAGCGCCTCGGCGATGTTCAGGTCACGGATCAGGCCGGGGGCGAAGTGCTTGCTGATCGCCGTGGACGAGCTGGCTGAGGCCGCCGCGGTGCCGAGCTGGCCGCGCAGCACCGACAGCGTGCGGTAGGCCGACACCGGCGCCGACGAGTGGGAGTCCAGCACCGTCCCGTTCCACGCCCGCTTCACCGTCGCGATCCCGCCCGTGATATCGGTGATCAGCATCTGCTCCTGATCGAGCAGCAGCACCTCGCCGAGGTTCAGCGTCCCGGAGCCCGTCGTGGACAGCGCGTTGTCCGCCGCGCTCTCCGTGGTGCACCCGGAACCGGACTGGGTGAGGCCCGTCGCCGCCGTGCTCTTGCCGGTGACGATCACCCGCTCGCCCGTCAGCGCGCCCAGCACGCCCGCAGAGCCTGCGAACGACGGGAACGGCGCGGCCGCCGTCCCCGGGTTGATGACCAGCAGGTCACCCGGGCCCGCCTGGCTGCCGTCGCTGATGGTGATGGACGTGTCCGGCGAGCCGATGGAGGAGGCCAGCGTCCCCGCGGGCTGCGGGTTATACCAGCCCCACGTGCCCGCCGCCCAGATGCTGTGCTGCGGCGTCGTCCCCGCGCCCCACACCGCCGTCGTGGAGCGGTCCAGCTCCATGCGGGTGAACGGCCAGCCCTGCTTCCGGTTCACCGGCTCGAGGAACACCGACGACAGCGGGATCACCGTCCCGCCCGGCGACTGAAGCGACGTCATCACCTGCAGGTCGTGATAACCCGGCTGGTCAAACCAGTAACGCCACGGGTAGGCCATCTGGAAATTCGGCCAGTCAAGGTAACAGGTCGCGTCCACCGGGTAGAAGTAGCGGTGCATGTGGCCGTCGATCGTCTCGGCCACGGACTGGATCGCCCGGTCTATCCGCGCGTCGTCGACGGCGGTGACTTCGAGGTCCAGGGCACGCTTGACATCCGTGCGGTTGCAGTATGCCGGCCTCCAGAACGTCACCAGGCCACCTCCCACGCCTCTTCGATCACAGCGTCAGGGAACTCGCAGCACGGGCAGTACGCCTCGCCCCACGACCACCACGACTCGCCGTCATCGCAGACGAAGTGCGGGCCGTCCGGCAGCGCCAAGCCGAGGATCACGCCCCGCTCAAGCCGGGGCGCCAGCCCGAACGACTTCGGCTTGCGCCCGGCCACCCCGTACTCCGCGGCGGCCTCCAGCGTGGCCAGCATGGTCGCCCCGGCGCCCGTGGCGTCCTCCGTCATCCCGTACAGCGCCATCACGTCGCCGTCGCCCGCCGGCCATCCGGCGAGCCGCAGCGACGCGGCGACCGCCTCGGCCGCGCAGCATGCCAGGTCCCCGGTCGCGGCTGCCAGGCCGCGGGGCCTGGCGTGGTGAGGGTGCCTGGCCACGGCGGTGACGTGGTGCACGAAGCCGCCCTGCGGTCCCTGCTTCTGCGCCTTCTGGTGGTGCTTGTGATGGTTCCCGGCGTGCTTGCGGTGGTGCACGTGCTTGCTGGCGTGGCCCTTGCCGGGCTTCTTCACGCTCACAGGGCCACCCCCTTCCCGGGCTAGCTGCCGGGACGCCGCGGCGGCAGGCGCGGCGCTGCGGGGGCGGGCGGCTCGCCGTCCGCCGCGGGCTCTTCCGGCTCTTCCGCGTCCGGCGGGCCGGACGCGGGCACTTCCGCCGCCTCGTCGTCCTCTTCCGGCGCGGCGCGGAGCTGCGACCGGCACTCCGGGCACGCCGGGGCGCCCGCCGTGTACCCGGCGCCGCACTGCGCGCACGTCCAGATCCCCGGCTCCCACGCGTTAGTCGCGCCCGCCTCTGTCACCTTCGGCATATTCACATCCCTGAATGGATCGTCGGGTCATAGTCACGCGGGTACTGCCAGTCGCCGTTGGGGCAGTACAGGACCGCGGGGTGCTGCGGCGGCCCGTTCAGCAGCGGCGTCCCGTCGTTCGGGCAGGCGACCGGGATCTGCGACCGGTAGTAGTCGGCGTACTCCCACCGCTCCCGCAGGATGCTGTGCAGCCCCCACCACGAGCCTGTCTGCTTCTTCCCGGTATGCGTCTGCGCGGCGTGCAGCGACGGGACGACCAGCAGCGACGGCGCGCGGACGTGCGCCTGGACGCGGACGGCGGACAGCGACGGCGTGACCGTCAGCGAGGCGGTGCGGTAGTGCCCGCGCACGCCGGAGGCGGACAGCGACGGCGTGACCGTCAGCGAGGCGGTGCGCGTGTGAGCCGAGCCGCCCGCAGACGGCGGCGCCCGGCGTACGAGGACGTACGCGCGGGCCGGCCGGGCACGTCCCAGGCGAGGCATGCATCAGGCTCCTATATCTCGAAGATCACGTAGATGTAGGCGTTCACCGATGCGCCGAACGTCATTCGCACCCGCAGGAACTCCTGAGTTGCGCTGTTGCCGCCCAGCTGCGGCTCACGGCCCAGCGGGAACTGCTTCACGTACTGGTACAGCGGGTCGATCAGCTGCAGGTCGAAACCCCGGTAGTTCGCCACCGTCCCCTCGGTGACCGACGTGGTGGCGAACCCGGACAGCGCCGTGCCCAGCGACAGCGGCGACCCCGACGACCCCGCCGTGTTCGCCGGGGTGTCCAGGCGCGAGCCGTACGGCTGGACGTCGGCCGCCGCGTACGCGGTGCTCATGGTGGCCGCGCCGGTGCAGGCGAACAGCTCCACCTCGCCCGGCGTCGCCGCGGCGCTCGCGTCGAACGAGCACCCCCACTCGATGATCTTGATGGGGAAGCTGGACACCAGCGGGGCAAGCTGGACCATCGTGCGGATCGCGGTACCGGTCGGCTGCTTCACCGGCGCGGCGGTGGTGGCCTGCGCGCTGTTGTAGATCATGTAGGTGACTGCCATGGCCCCCTCCTCTCAGTAGTAAGCGGCCCGCCTGACGGCCTGCGGTATGTTCAGCGGCGGCACCAGCGGTGTCATGACCGCGGTGTAGATGGCGGTCATGCCGTTGCCCGCCGTGTTCTGCGTGGTGCCCTGCGGGGTCCACGTCAGGCCGCCGAACGTGTCGGTGACAGTCACGGTGACGCTCCCCGACCCGCCGTTCAGCTGCACCAGCAGCACGATCAGGCTCCCCGGCGGCGGCGAGAAGCTGTTCGACGTCGCCGTCAGCGTGGTCGTGGTGAACCCGTTCGGCGACGAGGCGTGCAGGGCCAGCGTGCCGCTGCCTGCCAGGATCTCCGCCGCCACGATGCTGATCGAGTTGACGGACGCGGTGCAGCCGATCGTGAGCGGCGTCCCTCCCGTGGTCGTGCCCGTCGTGATCGTGCCGACGTACTCCAGGCTCTGCCCGGAGTGCAGGGACTTGATGGTCGTGCCGCTGACCGCGTTGTACGTGCCCGTCAGCCCCAGGTTGGACGCGACAACGAAACTGCCGGTCGCGTTCGGGGTGACCGAGATGGACGGCGTCGTGTTCGTCGCCGCCGCGGTCGCCCCGACAGGCGACCCTGCCTGGCCGGTGAAGACCAGCACGCAGCCGTCCGTGCCCGCCGCGGTGGAACCGCCCTGGGTGATCGTGACCGTGCCCGCCATCAGTCACCCGCCCACTGCCACGTCGGCGCGGTCGAGGCGTAAGTCAGGGTGATGCTGTAGCCGACCGGGACGTACAGCAGGACCGTGCCGGAGGTGCCCAGCGTCAGCCCCGTCGTGACCGCGTTCCCGCCCGGGTCCTTCAGCGCGATCGAGGACACCGCCGCGCCCCCGGAGGTGATCGAGACGTAGGCGTTGCGGCCGTAATAGTTCGTGTAGGGGACCGTCGTGTTCGGTACCGCGGGCGGCCCGAGGACGCCGGGGGGCGTCATCTTGTTCAGGATCCGCAGGTTAAGGCCGGTGCCGTTCGCGAAGTTCACCGACGACCCGGCCGTGCCCTGCGCCATGAACGTGATCTCGCCGTAGACCAGGTTCGACGTGTCGAAAACATGATGGGAGCCGGTGATCGACTCGGTCCCGATCACGGCCAGGATCCGCTTGATCCCGGTGTCCGCCGCGATCACCGCGTTAGTGCAGTTCTCCGCCTGCAGCCAGTCAATGACGGCGTTATGCACCATGCCCACGCCGTTGCCGCTGTAGAGGCCCACCGCGCCGATCGCGTACATCGCGTGGCCGTCCTGCAGGTGCGTCCACTCGCTGACGCCGAAGCCGTAGCAGAAGCCCTCCGTCGCGACCTGCGCGCCCCGGCACACCGTCTGGTTGCCCGCCGACGGCCAGCGCAGCCCGTACGTGTACTGGTTGGAGATGTTCGACGTCGTGGCCAGCGACGGCACCGGCGCCGAGCTCGTCGGCACCACCGCCGCCGTCATCGCGGACACGCCCGTCATGTCCGCCTCGAGCATGCCGAACGTGTCTATCCCGCTCATCGTGGAGTTATAGGGGACCAGCACACCCAGCCCCTGCACCCGGAGCACGCAGTTGGAGTAGGTTCCCGGCTCCCCGCCGTAGGTGGAATACGGGCCGCCGACCACGCACGCGGGGCCGTAGGTGCCGTCATTCGTCCCGTCCGTCCGCACCGAGGCCAGGACCGCGCCGGAATGCTCCGGGGTGGTCTGGAGCCAGTGCATCAGCGGCGCGGTCTCCCGCGGCCCCTTCAGCGCAAGCTCCACCTGGACGCCAGTCGCCGCGTTCACGACCGGGAGCTGGATCTGGAAGTTCCCCAGCGTCGCCCCGCCGACGGTGAACGCCCCGGCGACGATGTAGATCTTGTCGGAGAACAGCACCTCGGCGTAGCCGTTATTCGCCTGCGCGTAGGTGACGGCGGCGTTGATGCAGCTCTGGATCGCCGCGGTGTCGTCGGTGCCGTAGTACATGATCGCGCCGAACCCGCCGGAGCCGCCCGTGTTCGCCGTCGCGTTATTCGCCAGGACGACATGCCCGGAGTTCGTGAACGTCGAGATCGTCGAGTGCAGGTGCGCGTACGCCCCGGCCGCCGTGCTGACCAGGATGTGCTTGCCCACGTCACCCGAGGCGAACGGCGTTGAGGTGGCACACGCCAGGTTCGGGCTGCCGGAGGTCATCACGGCATCCGTGACGACCTTCCCGTCACCCACCGCCCCGTAGGTTTCCGGCAGGAACTGGTACGGAAGCGCCGTCGTGTAGGACTTCAGCGTGACCAGCGTCATCTTCTTGTCGGTGCCGGACGACGCCATCGTCGTGTCGCTCACGTCGACGGTGACCAGCAGGTCGGCGTCCGCCGGGGCGCCCTGCGAGCCGAGCGCGCTGATCTTCGCCATGGCCTACCCCTCCGCCAGCAGCTGCTGCGCGTTCTCGGACAGCAGCGACGTGGTGCCCGCGGGCAGCGGGGACAGCGACGACAGGTACTGGCTCGCCCCCGCGGAGTAGGGCAGGAAGAACGAGAACGCCCCCGGGTTCCCCGGAACCCCGGTGAAAGTGACGTTCCACGCCCAGCCGGACGGCAGCGGGGCGCCGTTGTCCGTCGCCAGCAGCGCCACGGACGGCGAGCCGGTGCTCTTGAACGCCACCGTGCAGCCCGCCTCAGTGATGATCTCGTGATCCGCCGTGTCCGTGAGCTGCACGGACGGCGTGAACGTCGCCGTGCCGCCGTTCACCTGATAGCCGCGGCCGTCATACAGGTCGCAGGTCAGGGTGACGTAGTTAAGGCTCACGGCGGCCCCCTTATGAGGCCGTCGGGAGAGTGATCGTGATGCTGGTCAGCGTCAGCGAATCGCCGGTATTCATCGTCACCGGCGAGCTCATCGCCATCGACAGGCCGAACGTGCCCGACGACGACGCCGACCAGAACGAGATATCCGTGTCGACCTCGCCGTTCGTGCCCGCCCACGACGTCCAGGCGGGCTGGTTCGACGCGGTGATACTGCCGCCGGACGCGCTGTTCCACGTCACCGCGGGCCGCGTCGTCACGCTCGACACGTTCGACGTCCCCGCGCTGCCCGGGGCGCCGGTGTGCAGCTGCACGTTGTTCGCGTCCGTCCCGGTGATGGTGCCAAGCGCCGCATTCGCCACCGTCACGGACAGCCCGTCAGCCATGAAGCGTCACCTCCTCCGGTTCGCTCATCACCCGGTCGCACGGCTGGCCGCACTCCCCGCACAGCCACCCGGCGTGCTCCCCCTCGGCGCGGGGCACGTCCAGCAGGGCGCCATGGCACGACGACGACGCGCGTCGCAC